CGTTATGGCTATACAAAACTCAAGATTAAACGCAAGATCAATGTTAGGTGCAGAAGCTGGAATGATGGCAGCGCATTTTGGATAAATATGTCGAATACAATAAAAAATAAAACAATTAAATTTAGAAAAGCTTTAGAAAATTTATCTAGAGAAGATCTTTTAGAGATTATAAAACTACAAGACGTAGATACAGTTAAAGAGATCAATAGAATTGAATGGGTGTTTCAAAATAAATTAAAGCACTTAAATTGGGCTGATGGATCTACTGTTACAGAAAGAACTTTGACAAATAGGGAATTAGCCCTATTAATAGACGAACCTTTTGAAGTAGATTATGAATTAGTTGATGTTCGGCATAACAGCAGAACAGCAAAGGCAGCTTCATTTAGCTAAAGACCCATGTGTATGGGCTAGAGAATTTTTAGACGCAAGGACTCGCGTTTATCAAACATTAATTTTGCGTGACCCATCTCTAAGAAAAGTACTAAGAGCTGGTCGTCGTCTTGGAAAAACTTTTAGTATGGCAATCTATTTGCTCCACTATAGTTATACACATAAAGATGGAAGATGTTTGGTGATTGCACCAATGAAATCTCACGTTGAACTTATTTATCAAGAGATAGTTAGATTGGCATCCAAAAATGAAATAGTGCTTAACTCAATTACGCGCAAAGTGACGTCTCCTCAGTTTATGATTCAGTTCTCTAATGGATCAACAATTAGGTTCTTTACTTCTGGTATGAGATCAGGCGGAAAATCAGACGTAGCTAGAGGTCAGGAAGCACATGTTATTGTCCTTGACGAAATGGACTACATGCACGCCGACGATCTTGACGCACTATATGCAATGCTTCAGAAAACCGCAGAAGATCAACCAGATAAAGTTTTGATTGGAGCGTCAACCCCAACAGGTAGAAGAGAAAGATTTTGGGAGTGGTGCAGAAGTCCAAGGTTTAAAGAGTTTTGGTTTCCTTCATATTGCAATCCTTATTTTTCTAAAGAACAAGAAGATGAATTTAGAGAACAATACTCAGAAGTTGGTTATCGTCATGAAATTGAGGCTGACTGGGGCGAAGACGCAGAAGGTGTGTATCCAAGGAAATTTATAGATTTAGCATTTATGGATCCTGGTTGGAGATACGAGCCAGAAATGCAATCAGCAAGAAGTTTTTTTACAATTGGCGTTGACTGGGATAAGTATGGAGCAGGAACAAATATAGTTGTTCTTGAAGTCTGTGCACATAATTATGAAGACGAAAGATTTAGAAACAAAGTAAGAGTTGCATTCAGAGAAGAAATAGAAAGATCAGAATATACTTTAACAAAAGCAGTTTCTAGAATAGTTGAATTAAATGATATATTTCAGCCAAAGCATATTTATGTTGACAGAGGTTATGGAGAAGTTCAAGTTGAGCTTCTTCATAAATACGGTGTAGAAAATCCAATATCTGGATTAAAAACAAAAGTAAAAGGAATTAGCTTTAGCGAAACAATTGATATACGCGATCCTTATACTAAACAGCTTGTTAAAAAAGAGATTAAGCCATACATGGTCGATAACCTTAGACAGTATTTGGAAAAGGAAACTATTCTATTTCCAGCAGAAGATGACGAACTATATGTTCAATTAATATCTTATATAGTTTTAAGAACCACTCAAACTGGAAGGCCAGTTTTTGAAGCTGGTGGCTCTGCAGTGGATCACGCACACGATGCACTTGTGCTAGCTTTACTGTCTATAACAGAAAATTATAGCGATCTACACAAAGCACGCTTTGCTTCAAATACTGAAACATTTTCTAACACGTTCTTTATGCCAAAGCAGGGCCAATCAGAAGATGGTGAGACAGAAAATAGTTCAAGATTTGTGTCGGGAAGAAATTCAAATCTTGTGAAGAATAAAGTAAGCTATAATAGAGGGTTCTCAAGAAAAAGTGGATCTTCAATTAAAAGAAAGATATTTTAATTATTATGGCAACATATGGTTTAGGAAAAAATACAAACATAGACAATATTTTTAGCGATTCAGGGTCCTCAGAAACATCTTTCTTGGATACTAGGACAAGAGAAGCTGCAGCCCAGTCTTCAAATAACAGAGCAATGGGTAATAATCTTAGCGATGCGAAGTCAAGGATAGAGCTAGAAAATGTAAGATCGTACGTATTCAATGCATACAATGTTATTCTTGGAATGATTCAAGAAATAGATACGAACTTATCTCAGGTTATTATTGATCCATATGCAAATTTAGATCTAGAAGTTGCACATAGAGCAGTCTGGAAAGACGCACTAAAGCATAAAGAAGAAGCAAAAGAAATGGAAGAGCCAATATCTATTTGCTACGAACAATATCTTTTTGCAGAAAAGCACAAGTGCAGAGCATGCAGAGCCTTTATCAAGGAATATGAATTAGCTATAAGCCATAGCAGTTTTGGCCATTTAATCGAAGTAAAAAAAAGTTTGTCTTATTTATTAAATGAGGCAACTCTGTTAAGAAATATTGTTATAAATTATTTAGGGGATGATTATGTCGATGAAACAGAATCGCAAATTGCAAAATACATCACAGATTGGGCAAATTCAGCGACGCACTATACGCAACAATTTGCCAAAGAAATCACAGCAAAACCAATCGCGATTCCGCAGTCCGAGTTGGATCAAATCTCCAAAAAACAAGCAGCTCAATTTCAAGCATTTTTTTCGATCAAAATAAACTCTTTACAAATGGAGTTAGAAACTCTATTGAGCCTAATAAAAAGAGACAGCTTAGATGTGGCAGAGACTTTTTATTCTAATTATTTATTGCCAGCTTTACAGTTCAAATCAAAAGTTGTAGATCCTCTAATGTTTGATGTTTCTACAACTGACCTAAAAAATAAAGCGCCAAAACTTATGGAAGAAATGTTTGTTGCGAATAGTGCAATCATAGGAAATCTTGGCTCTGTAAGTGCCGACTTTTTAGAGAGAAACAATCAAGTTTACAAAAGATTTGATGCCCTTCTGCAAGCTATTAGACTTAAGAGAAAATACGTTAACTACTTGAGTCAATTAGAAATTATGGGAGTCAACAGAAATCCAGTTGTTGTTACGACTGAAGTGGAAAGTTTGGAAAAATATAAAAGAATATTTAATACTACTTATGTTGATAACTCAAAAAGAGAATCATTAAGATCTTCTCATGGAGACCTTGATGACGTAGACGAAGATGCTCACCCACAGTATGTTAGAAAAGATGGTGGCCTTATAACTGGAGACATATTGTTTGCAGACGGAGTAAAAATAGCAGGAATAGATTTGGCAAACCACAGCCATAACGGAGATGACGGCAGTGCCCCAATTCCAGCTAATGCAATAGATTATGTATCCGCAAGAGTTTCTTACTCACAAGACCCTACAGAAAGACCTTATGGTCAACTAACTCTTGTGTCGCTTGAAGAAACTGGTCTAGTTGGCGGAGTAAGACAGTTTGAGGCAACTGTTGAAATAGAAATAGATGAAGACAAACAAGACTCATATGAGTTTGAGATTTTATATAAAGAGTTATAAAAATGAGTTGGTTTACTTATACTGATGGATCGTCTGGAACTTTTTATTCTCCTGTAAGAAGAGAAATATTTTTTCCAAACATAGATGAAAACTTAAAAGTTGGAGATTGGATATTCGTATCTTTAGCAGATGTAAATATTGGAAAAGTTTTTTCAATATATGGAAGCAGCATTGACGAATCTTTTGATAATGATTCGTATATTGTTGTATATGAAGAATCTGGTAATAATACTGTTACATATAGTTTAATTGATTCAAATAAAAATTTATATTTTAAATCTCTTACAGCGGTTTCTTCTGGATCAAAACCAGTAGGAAAATATTATGTTTATTACCATGCAGATAACATTCAGTATATTCAATTGTCTGGCGGCAGTTATGCTAAGACAACTCCGCCTAATGGAGCAAACTTTATTGGAAGCTTAACTAGTTCTGGAGCAAATGGAGTGAATTATTATTCTAATGAAGTTTTAGGATCATCACTAAATACAAGAGTTTCTGTTCTTGGCTACATTTCTTCAACTGGAGCTTGGGATGATCTTACCAGCACAAACGCCGGCGATAAAGCAATTGGAACTTTTAATGGACCTTTTTTGAGGGTATACGGAGATAAAAATACTGAAGCAGGAACTGTAAAAATAAAAATAGTAAAAACTTCTTCTTCTGGCATAGGACAAAAAGTAATGAAAGAAGAAGAAATAGATCTATATTCTGCAACAGCTTTATCAGATACAATTATTTATTCTATAGATACTAAAACTTTTACTGAACTAGAAGACTATGAAGATATATATGGATCTTTTTCTTTTGAGATAGAAGTATTGGATAAAAAGAATTTAGCATCAACAAATAAAAAATGTAAAATTAG